CGCTGGAAAATCGCCTCGGTCTCGGCGGCGATCTCGGCCGCGATGCGCTGCGCCTCTGCTACCATCGCGTCAATCTCGGCCTGCGTCATGCCAAGCCTCGCCAGTTCCAGCGCATACTCCGACGCGATGTCAGACATGCGCCGCGTGTGGCGCTGCTCTTCGGCCTTCTCGAGCTGGTCGTAGTAATCCATCTGCGCGTCGTGCCACGCCTTTTCGAGCTCAATGCGCGTGTTTATGGCGAACAGCTCCGCCTTGTATCGGTCCTCTTCGGCCTTGATCTGCTTGTCGAGGTCGGCGAGCTTTTCGACTGCGCGGTCGCGGTCGATCTTCAGCAGTGTCTCGGCAAGGTCGATCTCGTCCTGCTTGGCCTTGATCGCTGCCGCGTTGGCGTCGACGATCGCCTGTTGCGCGTTGACTTGCCCCTCGAGGCCCGCGCCGAGGATGCCCAGAATGCGCTTGACGTCCTCGACCTTCTGCGTGCCGCGGCCGAGCAAGAGCAGTTGAACGCGCCGCTGATCCTCGGCGGTCAACACGCCCATCGACAACAGCTCTTCGAACGCGCGCCGCTGATCGTCGGTCGTGATGCGCGTCCGTTCGGTCTGCGCGCGGCGCCGCTCGTCAAGCGCCTCGCGTCCGCGCGTCACCGGCTTGAAGGAATCAAGCAGGCTCTTGAAGTCGGCCAGCTTATCCTTCAGCATCGCCAGGTCTTCGGCCGCCCGCTCGACGCCGAGGTCGAGCTTCAGTTGGTCCAGGTCGGTGCGCATGACGCCGATCTGGCGCTCGCGCTCTTCGAAGCCCTCGGTGATCGCGTCGCGCTCGGCCTGGATTTGCGACAGCCGCCGCGTGTGCGCCTGTTCGATGCGGTCGCGTTCGTCCTCGAGGGCGCCCATGCGAAGGGCTGAGGCGTGCTCGTCGGCCGCGCGCCGCTCGGCGATGCGCGCCATGATCCCGTCGTGGATGCGCGACTCGCGCTCCTCGGCCGCGTCTTGGGCGTCTTTGATCCGATCCTGCGCCTCGCGCAGCAGCCGGTCCCGCTCGGCGATCAGATCGGCCAGGTCCTCCTCGGCGACGGCCTGCGCCGCGATCAGCGCGTCGATGATCGCCCGCCGCTCGTTGAGCAGGCGCATGACCGTCTCGTGCCGCTCAACCTCGCTCTGCGCGCGGTTGGCCTGCGCCGCCTCAAGCTCGCGCCCGATCTGGTCGTACCGCTCGCCGACGACGGTCGCCAGTTCGCCAAGCGCGTCGGCCAGTTCCTCGGCCGTCTCGATCGCCCGCTGCCCGCCGTCGTGGAAGCCGCGCCACCAATCCTCGAGGGCGTCGTTGCCGGTGAAGCCGAGCATCTCAAGGATCGGCCGCAGCTTGGCCTCGATGCCCTCGAGCTCGTCGTCGAAGCCCTTCAGCGCCGGCGGCCCGCCCGGCCCGCTGCCGCCGCCGCTCTTCGCCTCACTCTCGCGCTGCTGCTGTAGCAAGCCTTCGATGCGGCGCTTCTGAAGCTCGATCAGTTCGACGGCGCGCGTCCTAGCCGCTTCGTGATCGTCGCGCTCGATCTTGTCGAGCGTCTCGTTGGCCGCGACTTTCTGCTTGTGCAGTTCGTCCTCGCGGCGCGACATCTCGTCGTAGTACCGGCCCCACGCCTCGGCCGCCGTCTCGCGCCTGCCCTGGATGACGCCGTCGGCCGCGAGCGCGGCGTCGACGGCGGCTTTGGCCGCGTCGGCGATGGCCTGCCCGGCCTCGGCCGCCGCCTTCGCATTCCAGAACGCGCCGATCACGTCGCGCGCCACCTGTTCGGCGGAGCGGACGACCCAAGTCCCGCCGGCGACGAGGCCGAGCGACAGACCCTCCATCAGCCATCGGCCGATGTCGTAGAACACGCGCGACGGCGACTGGATGCCGAAGACGCCCTTGACGCTCTTGATGAGCGCCTGCGCCTTTTCCTTTACCCATCCGACCATCCGGTCCCATCCGGCCTTGATGCCGTTCCACAGGCCGGCGACCATCTGCCTCCCGCTGTCGGTGAACAGCAGCGGCAACGGGAAGAACAGCGCCAGTAGCACCTTGATCGCCGTCTTCGCGCCGTCACTCAGAGAGCGCCAGCCGGCGACGAAGTTGGCGGCGAACTGTTGTACGCCCGACACGAGCGCCGACCACGCGCCGGCCAGCATCGCCGGCACGCCCTTGAGCCAATCGACGACGGCCGCCGTCTTCTCGCGGATCCCGCCCCAGTTGCCGGCCCACGCGGCGGCGAGCAGCCCGACGGCCGCGATCAGCCAGCCGACCGGGCCAAGCGCGATCTTGACCGCCGAACTGAAGCCGAGCGTTTGCAGCGCGGCCATGCGCGAGCCGGCCGTCCACAGCGCCCACGCCGCCTTCGCCGTCGTCAACGCCTTGCCGACCGCGGCGATCCCCGCCTGCACGGCGAGCGCCAACCGGAACGCACCGTAGGCCGCCGCCGCGCCGATCACGAGGTCGGCGTGTTCCAGGATGAAGCCGCCAAGCTCCAACACCGCCCCGCCCAGCGGCACGATCGCCTCGTTCCACAGCGCCAGCGCGCCGTCCTTCAGCAGCAGGAAGGCGTCGATCAGCGGTTGCAGATCGAAGCCGACGATCTCCTCGAGGGCAGCCTGGATACCGCCGTTCTCGAACGCGGCGACGACTTCGGACCACTTTTGCGCAAGGCCGTCTAGCATCGCCACGAAGCCGGATGCATCGAGGCCGGTCAGCTCCTCAAGCTTCGCGACGGCCGCGTCCACGCCGCCGGACTGAAAGGCGTCGGCGATACCGCTGATGCCGGCCGAGATATTCCCCATCACGGAGATCGCACCGGCCTCGAGGGACGCGAACGCATCGCTCCCGCCGATGTCCAGCAACGCCGTCAGGGCAGTGCGCTTCAAGCCCTCGAATGCCGCCCCGATGTTCGCATTGACCGCGTTGCCGGCTGCCAGTGTGGCACCTTCAATCTCCCCCAGGCCGCCGACGTTTTCGGCCATCATGACCATGGCCTTTTCGCCGACGTCTTCCCACTTTGTGCCAAACGCCAGGACTCCGGCCTGGTAGCGGGCCATCGGGTCGTCGATTGCCATGATGCCGTCGATGATCTGAGCGAACGCCTCCTTGCCAGTGATGGCGCCACTGTTGAAGGCGCTCGCGACGCCGGTGATCGAGGGGGGTAGCGTTTCGAGGGCGGCCTTGCTTAGAAGCGTTCCGTCGGCGATCCGAATGCCGAATTCCTTGATGGCATCGCCGGCAACATCGGTGTTCCACGCCCCGTTCTGGACGGCGGCGACGAGCATCGACCCCATCTCCTCCGCCTGGAATCCGAGACGGTTGAAATGGTCGCTGTATTCCATGAATGAATCGAGCATGTCATCGCCGGCCGGGCCGGCGGCCTGTAGGGACGCGGTCAGAATGTCAAACGCCTGGGCGCCCTGCGAGCCGAATGTCGCATACATGTTGGAGGCAAGGCGGGTGCTTTGCTCCAACTCGATACCCATGACATCGCGAAGCGCAAATGCCGATTGTGTAGCCGCGTCCAGCTGGTCTCGCCCGGCATCGAACTGGAACGCCTGGGCAAGAGCCCCCGCCGCGGACGTGGCTTCGTCGATCGAGCCCGCCCAATTGTTGGCGAAGACGTCGCGCCCCACCTCCCCCATGACCGCTGCCTGTTCGGCGGTCAAGCCGAGCTGCGCCTGTAGGTTATCCACCGCCTGGTTCGCGTCAGACGCGGCAGAGATCCACACCGCCCCCAGGCCGGCGGCGGCGGCGATGCCGACCCCAATTCCTACCGCCATCGCCTTGCCGGCCGTGGCGGCCGCGCTGCCCAGGTCCGACAGATGCCCCTTGACCTTGTCGAAACCGGCGGAATCGCTGACGGCTTTGATGCGGAGCAGTAGTTCCTTTTCGGTCACGAACTACCCCTCCTCTCTCGCCGTCAGCGACCCCGCGCCGTCTTCGACTTCGACTTCGCCTCGGCCGCGGCTTTCTCCTGCGCTTCCTTGCGCCGGCGCCACACGTCGGCGATCCACTCCCCAACCAGCGCCCGCTCAGGCACCGACAGCGCGTCTGGGTCGAGCGGCGCGCAAGCGACCTTCAGAGCGCCGAGGGCGGCGCGCATCTCCATGCGCTCCACGAACACGCCCACCCACGGCTCTATCCAGTCGCCCGCGTGCCGCTCGCATCCCTCTACTCGCTGGCCAGTTGGACAGTCACAGGTTGCCCATCGGCATTGGCCCAAGTGGGCGCGCGGGAGTTTCCCTCCGCGCGCGCCTTCGTCTGCGCCGGGTCGCGCATCGCGCCGCGCTTGGCGTCGCGGATGTGGACCTGGAGACGCGCCATCAACACATCCTTCAGCGTCGCCGGCAGCATCAGGTAGGCGCTCTCGCGCGTCGCCTGATTGCGGCTGGCCAGCTTCTCCGGCACGCTGCCCGCCTCGTCCTCGACGGTCGTCACCCACACGCCCCACAGCGCGGCGTTGGCCGCGGCGACGTCCACCTTGATCCCGCGGCGTGCGTCCGACTGCTGGGCGCGGTTGCCCAAGTCGTCGTCCTCGCGCCCGGTGATCCCGGCCCGCGCGTGGATGACCACGCCGTCGCCGACGAGGTCGCTGAAGTCCGCGGCCTCGGGCGGCCCGCCGAGCAAGCTTTCCAGCTTGTCGCGGAAGTCGCCCTCGGCCGTCTTCAGCGCGGCGATGAAGTCGTCGTCGTCGAACCGCAGCGCCACCGTGGCGCGCGGGTCGACCGTCCATCGAACGTTGCCCATGCGTATCCCCTCCTTGTCGGCGGCCTGGCGTGGCCGCTCGTCAACTGCACCACCGGACGGGCTAGTTGATCGTCTCGGTGCCGGTCGGGTCGAACGTCACCTCGAGGAGCGTGATGCCGTTCTCGCCCGGCTCGACCTTGGGCTGCGAGTTCGTGATGTTCGCCTCGCACGACCAGTCGTCCGACGAGCCGTAGGTGATCTTGCAAGTGCGCGGGTTGTTCGTCGTCGCGCCGTCGTAGAACGCGGTCTTGACGGCAGCCGTCATCTCGAACACGAGCGTGAACGGCTTGTTGATGATGAAGCCCGTCAGGCTCTTACGAGCCCGCGTCGCGGCGGGGCCGGTCAGGTCTTGCACCGAGAACTCGCGCCCGCCCATGTCGCCGGTCCCGCCGACGACCAGGGCCGACCAGTCGGTCAGCGAAGCCGATGCGTTGTCGATCTCAATGACGCGATCAGAGAGTGCCATTGCCTACCTCCTAGGCGACTTCGCCGCGTTGCAGGAACGCCGCGAAACGGCCGGCAGCCGAGCCGGCTGTGCCGGTGTAGTCCCACTTGATCGCCGCATAGCGATCGATCACCCCGGTCACGACGAGGCGCGCGTCGTACCCGTCGGCCGGGTCGGACGAACTCACCGCGGTCGTGATCGTCGTGAACGTACCCTTGTCGGCGAACGTCGCGTTGTCGGGGCTGTGCCGCAGAATGAACGACAGTCCCGTCGCCGTGTCCGGCGCGTTCGCCGATAGCTGGACGTAACACACGCCACCGTTTCGGCTCGACGTGCGCGTCAGCGTTCCGCCCGTCCCGCCCACGCTGACGTTGACGGGGATCGTGAACGTCAGCGTCGTGAGCACTGTCACCGTGTGCGATCCGTTGATGTCCGGCGTCGATCCGCTGTGACTGGCGATCAACACCGTGTCGCCCGTCGTCAGCCCGTGCGCCGCCGCCGCCGTGATGACCGTCGGGTTGGCTACGCTCGACGACGTGATGCTGACCGCGCTGGCCATCGTCCCGTTGTTGTCGGACGTGCTCTCGGTGTTGCCGTCGCCTGTCATCGTCGCCATCGCGCGCAGGCTCTTGACCTCGTGAAACCCGTACTCGTCGGGCGTCAGCGTGACGTTCCACTCGGTGATCTCGGACGGGTCGTTGCGCGGCGTCGCCGACAGCCGGATCATCCGGCCCGCATAGCACTTACTCGACACCGCGTCGGTATCGTCACCCCACACAACATCAAAGGTGTTGACCGTCGACGACGAGCCCTGCAACTTGTCGAGGAAGCTCTCGAGGTCGCTGTCGCCCCAAATGTCGAAGGCCATGTCGCCCCACTCGACAAAGCCCGTCTGAGCCTTCGTCGGGCGCGTCTGGAACGGGCCGGTCTTGTCCTGGATGTACGGCGACTTGGCCGGCGACTGGAACGTGTGGATGCGCCCGGCCTCGGACATCTCGCGTCCGGCGATGTAGAGGAACCGATTTGCAAGGCTCACGCCTCACCTCCCGTCGCCTTGGCCGCGGGCACGGGCGCAGGCGCGGCCGGTGCCGCCGCCCCGCCGCCGCCACCCGGCCGGCCGCGCCCCGCCACGTTCGCGCCCGTGGCGCCGCCTGCGCCGCGCGCCGCGGCCTCGACTACCTCGACCTCGCCGCGACCGAGGAACACGCCCACGGCCGTCACCGGCAACCGGCCCGCCGGAATCACCGCGCCGGTCTGGTACCGCTCTTCGGCGTAGTCCGTCACCTGGTCGCCCTTCAGCCGGGCAGCCAGAACGTCGTCATCGCGGGGAAAGCTGATCGCCCCGCCGAGCACCTTGAAAGCGCGCGGGTCGCGCAAGCTGTCTGCCATCGTCACGCTCCTATCCGAATGCGGAACGTCAACTCGCACACCCACCGATCGCCGTCGGGGAACTTCACCCGCTGTTCGCCCGTCAGGCTCCCCAAGAGCGGCCGGCAGACAAGCCCGGCGACGCCAAGCGTCTCGTCGTCGTACACCGCCTGGATGATCGACTTCGCCCCGAACGGCGATGCGTACAGCCGGATCCGCCGTACCCCCTCCGGCCAGCCGGGCACGTTCGCCCGCGTGGCCAGTAGCAGCACGGCGTCGAAATCCCACGGCGCGTTCCGCCCAACCGCGCCGCGCTGTACCAAGTTGCGACAGGTGATCTCGCCCGTCACTTCGGGCGAGGGCGGGTGCGCCTCGAGCGGCGTGTCGTACATGCGGATCCCGCTGTCGATCGCCGTCACCACGTCGGCCAGCGCGTCGGCCGCCTCGACAAGCGTCGTCACGACGCCCACCGTGCGGCGATCTCGCGGCCGGCCCGGTCAAGGATCTGCCCCGCCGCCGCCTCGACGCGGGCGCGCGCCGCGGCGCGGATCTGATACCCACCCTTAGGCGAACGAATCTCCCGCCCGCGGCTGTCGCGGCCTTGGTCAAGGAAGTTGAAATACGGATACCGCGCGTGCACCTCGTGCAGCTTGACCTCGGACACCGTGCTGCGCCGAGCGTGGCCCGTGCGCACGGGCGTCGCATCCTTCGCCACGCCCTCGGCCAACAACGTCGCGTCGACGAGCGCTTGTTCGATCGCCTTTTCGTACAGCGCGGGGCCGAGCTTGCGCGCGAGACGCGCCATCGCATCACGGTCGATCGTGACGTCGACGGACACGGCCGGGGCGTTGCCCGCGCTCACGCGAAGCCCCCGATCCGCCGATAGCCGCCGCCCGTGAGAATCGCCACCACGTCGGGGTCTTGCGCGGCGAGACGCATCATGTGCTCGCCGCCTTCCTTGATGCCTTCCGGTGTGTTCGCGCGCGCGCTGTACCGCTTGGCGATCAGCAGGCACGCCCGCCGGATCGGCGATGGCGCCGTCGTCGCGTGGCCATGCTTGGCCGTCACCTCGACGCGCCGCCGACCAATCGGGAAGCGGTAGCGGCCGTTGACCTCGTCGATCACAATCGACGTGAACGGCGGACCCTCGACCGGCTCGAGGTAGTAATCCAGCGACGACGACAGCGTCGTCTCGAACGTCCGGTCGCCATCCTCGTCGATCTTGACCACAACGCCCGTCGAGGTGGCGATGCCCTCCACCCACACGATGCGCTCGTCGGTCACGTCAAACGTCTTGGCATGGACGCTGCCCGCCGACACGAACCAGCCGTCGGGTACGCCGCACAGGCGATCCCACATCCGGCAGGCGTCGAGCAGTTCGGCGTCCTGCGCCGTCGTCAACGACGAGACGCCGAGGTATGCCTCGTATTCGTCCGCCGTCGCGTACAACGTCGTCGCGTCGCCCATGCCGAATGCCCTAGATCAACCGCGTGTAGTGGACGTCGACGCCGTTGCCGGTCACGACGCCGCACCGCTCGCAGTACCGCTCGACCCCGCGCCCGATCGAGCGCGTGCGCGTCACCTGGTGGCGACACGGCGGAGGGGAGACAGACGCCGTCGGCGCCGCCCCCTCCGCCGTGCCCCCGGCGGCCACGCCACCCGCCGACAAGGAGGGGGGAGGAAAGTCGGTTCCCCGAGACGCCGCGTCATCCGCGCCGTCCAACGCCCCGTTGGCCTCGCCGTTGTCGGGCGGCGCGGCCTCAGTCACGGCAACATCATCCCCCTCCGCGGCGGACGTAGCCGGCGTTACCGGACGCCCCGCGTCGGCGTTGAACGCTGCCGAAGACCGCGTGCCTCGTGTTCGTCGCGTGGTCATTGTCACTACCCCGTCACGATGGTGAACGTGCCGACCTTCGCCGCGCCGCCAGCCGCGACCACGATCTTGATGCGTTCGTTCACCGCGTAGATACGATCCTTGACGCCAAGCCCGCCGGCCGCGTATAGGCTCGCCGCGCCGTCGGTGCCGTTCACCGAACAGCGCGGGTACACCGTCTCCGACGCGTTGACGTTGGTATCAACCCACAAGTTCTGTAGCGTCGTCTCGGTCGTAATGGTGAAATCGACGCCGTCGGCGTAGTCGGTCTTCGCGTAGGCGATCGACAGCACGGCACCCGTCACGGCGTCAGACGTATACGCCGTAGCGTCGCCGTCGCCGTTCGTAGTCGCCGTGACGGTGTGCCGCTGAAGATTCATTAGTTGTTCGCCCGCGCGAACTCGATAAAGCGCGTGCCGTCGCTGATACCGCACAGCACGTCATACTGGCCAAGCGCGCCAGACGCCGACAGAATCTGATTGCCCGTGTCGGCGATCGTCACCGTCTCACTGCCAGTGTTCCAAATGCACACGATCTGCCCGGCCGGCGGGATGGTAATCGGCACCGTGCCGGCCGTCGCCATGCTCACCGGCTGGAGCAGCCCGGTCGGCGCAATCTCCGTCGACGCGACGCCAGCAAGCGGCGCGGCCGTCGCGGCCTTGAGGATGCGCAGCGCCGACAGCTCGCCGTTGCCGCGGATGATCGCAGCCGGCGTGCCGGCCGAGTCGCGGATGGTCAGAGCCGCCGCGGTCGGCGTGCCGCCAAGCGTGAGAATCGGAAGGTTGTCCTGCGTCGCGCGAAGGGCCGTGTTGCCCGTCGCATCGATGACAAAGTTCGCGCCATTCAGATCGTTGGCCACGGCGCCGGTCACGGTCGATCCGCTCTCAAACGTAATCGTGCAACCGCTCTCCGCCGTGAACCCCGTACCGCCCTCCGTGAAATGACACGGCCCGTTGTACGTCCCGACGAGGCCTTGCGGCCCCCGGACCTCTTTCGTTCCACACGACGCCAGCGCGACGGGCGCGACGACGACAAGCGCAAGCGCGGCGACGTAGCGGGCCCAACGCGGGCGGCTATTGATCTTCGGCATACCATCCTCCTATGCGCCCGTTCGGCGCGGCGAGCGGGAGCGGCCAGCCGTAGCCAGCCGCCCCCGCCTCTCGTGCTACGCCTAGGCCGTTCCTTCCTGCGGGCTCACGTGCGCCTCACCCGTGATCGTGCCGCTCGTGGTGTTGTCCACCGGCAACTCGCGCGCGCCGTACTGGATCGCCCAAATGCTCTCGACGGTCGACGACGTATCGACGACGGCGATGCACCGAACGTACCGCTTGCTCGGGCGGTACACGTCAACCCACACGTCCTCATTGGACGGCGACGCGCCCGAGACGACGCTAGTGCCGGTCAGGTCGGCCATGCCGCCCGCGCCGTTCGCGTCGTCCTGCTGCACCTTCAAGAGGTTGTCAGCCGCCGCCGTACCGAAGGAAGTGAAGAACATCACGCCCTCGTATCCCGACATGTCAAGGATTGCCGACTCTACGTCGGTCGTGCCGGCCGTCGTGTGGTCGGCGACCTTGGTCAGCTTGATCGCACCGCTAAGGTTCGGGAACATCATCGCCACCCCCTTACGCCATCTTCAGGCGGATAACGCCGTTGCCGTCGACCACGGCCCCGTCGGTTTCCTTGCGGGCGAAGTAGCCCGTCTGATTCGTCGCCGCGTACAGCTGATCGACGACCTGGATAGTCGTGTTCAGCGTGTCCACGATCCAGTAGGCGCGCTTCCAGTTACCCAGCGCGCCGACGTACAGGCCCGACGCCGAGCTCGACGGCGCATACTCGCTGCGGTTGATCGGGTAGCCGAACAGCGTCTGCGCCGTGCCGGCCCCCGGAATCTCGCGCAGGATCGGCCGCGACATGCCGTCGAGGATCAGGTTCAACTCGCCGAGGATCGTCCGGTGGAAGATCCACGACGCGCCCGCCTGGTACTGCGACTTCAGCGCCGTCTCGACGCCGACCAGGTCGGCGTAGGCGATGGTCGTCGACGAGGTGCACGTCACGTCGGTCGGCAGGCTCGACACGAACACGCCCATCGGCTGCTGCGCGCCGGTGCCGGTCATGAACGCCGACTCCTCCGCCTCGGCGAAGCGGTTGGCGATCTCGCCGCGCACCCACGCCTCGACGTCCATCGACGCCAGGCGCAGCAGCGTGTTCGAGACCTTGACCGGCTTCGCCAGCGGGTGCGGCGTCAGCGCGCGCGCGCCGAACGGCGTCGCCGTGTCGTCGGTCCCGGTGAGGATCTCCGACGTCCAGGCCGCGTCGTCGAGGTCGCTGGCCGTCGCCACCTTCAGGCTCGTCGCCGAGGTGAACGGCGGCAGCACGTTGGCGACCCGGCGCATGAACACCGCGTCCTCGAGCGCCTCGATGATCCCGCTGTACATGACCTCGCTGGCGACGAGGAAGCCGCCCGAGATGTCCGCGCCGACCGACAGCGCCTTGCGCTCGGCCAGCGCCTGCTCATCGGGCGTCAGCGCCTTCGCGCCGCCCGTGAGATAGCGCCGGTAGATGTCGGTGTACGCGACCTCGTCGGCCGCCTTCCACTGCGCCGTGCCGCGCGGGGTGTAGGTCTTGACCTCGCCGCCCGCCGCCTTGTACTGGACCGCGCCGAGGCCGCCGGTCTTCGCGTTGTCGCCCTCGCCCGCGGCCTTGCTGCCGCCGGTGCCCATGCCGCCGAGACGGCCGGCGCTCTGCGAGAGCCAGGCGTCGACGTCGGCCAGGCGGCCGTTGATCTCGGCCTCGGCCTTGACCCGCTGGATGAGCGCGTCGGCCTCGTCCTTGTGCTTGACCGCGTCCTCGCTGGCCGCCTTCATGTTGGCCCGCGCGTCGTCCGGCATGTCCCGGCCGGCCCACTCGGCCTGGATGTCGAGCGCCTTTTGACGCGCGACCCGGGCCTGCTCGATCAGGGCGTTCGCCCGATCCGCACTCATTTGCGTTCCTCCTACTTGGTCGCCAGCAGGGCGACCTCTGCGCTGAGAATCGAGAGATCCCATTCCAGCGCGTCGAGATCGGCGGTCGGGTCGGCGGTGGCCTTGGCGGTCGGCGCCCCGTCGGCGTCGGTGCCCTGGCCGGTCGCGTCGCCGGTGTCCCTCACGGCTCGCGCTCGGATCCGTGTCAATGCCTCGATGGCGCTGTCGAGGTCGTCGAGGTTCACCCGCGCCAACACGGCGCCGGCCTTCGCCTCGGCCGGGCGCGCGTCCGCAAGCCGCACCGCCGCCCGGTTGATGTAGGCCAGCAGCGCCGCCTCGGCCTCGAGGTCGGCCGCGCGCTCGGCGGCCTTCGCCGTGACGACCGTCGTCAGGTCGACCTCGACCGGCTCGCCCAGCACGACCGCGCCGTCGACGAAGCCGAACGGCACGGCGAAGTGCGCCTCGGCCTGCCCCGGCGCGTAGGCGCACACGACCACGCGGTCGGCGTAGGTGGCGTCGACGTAGAAGCCGCCTTGCCCGCTCGGCCCCGCGAAGCGGCCCGACACGCGGATGGCGTCGGCCACGGCGTCGCGCAAGTCTTCGTAGCTGCCGGCAATCGCCTTGGCCGCTGCCTCGTCGATCCCGTCGACATCGGCGCCGCCCTCGGCCACGTCGCCCGCCTTGGCGCGCGTCACCCGCGCGGCGGCGTTGCGCGGCTTGAGGCGGATGTCCGGCCCCCACTCGTGCAGCGCGAGCTCGACGAGCTCGTTGACCTCGCGCCCGTAGCGGCCCTTGGCCTTGCGCTCGGCGATCGTGGCGTAGGTGAACGACATGCCGGGCGGGTTGCCGCCCTCGGTCATGCGTCCAATCACGTCGAGGTGCGCGATGTTCTCGGGGGTCAGCATGACTTGACCGCGCGCCCACAGCCCGCCCGTCGCGTCGGGCGCGGCGTCGAGCACTTCGCGCGGTAGGTCGTTGCGGCCGACCTCGGCCAGTTCGATCGTCGTGCCGAGCGGCACCTGGTGGTCGAGGCCGAGAATCGCCTTCCGCCCGCCGCCCTTGATCGTGCGAGCGAACGCGCCGGGGACGATCACGTCGCCGTCGGCGTCGACGTTGCCGAACACGGCAGGAAAGCCCTCGATGATCCCGTCGCCGTCGTACTGGATCAGGCCGAAAGGGACCGCCTTGTGCTTGATCTGCCGCACCGCCATGCGCACGCTCCAACAACGAAAAGCCGCCCCCGGCTGACGAGCCCGAGGGCGGGTCAGCGGAGACGGCGGGCGGACGATGAGGGGTCCGCGAGCCTTGTATGCGGTAGCGCGGCCCCGATGGACGCACTACATGCGGTAGTGTATCAGATCGTCAAGTCTACGTCAAGACACAGTCGTCGCCCGCGGCTTCCCGCTCTCGCCGCTCGAGCTCGATCACCCGCCGTTCCAACTCCGCCACATGGTCGAGTAGCGCGTCGAGCATCGTCACCATCCCGCGGCGCACCTCCCGCCGTGTCGCCTCGTGGCGGGCGAGCGTCGCGGCCGGCGGGCGTGGTGGCGCGTGGCGGGTGGTCATCGTCGTCAGTCGTCCAGGTCGACGACGGGGGCGAAGGCCAAGGTTCCGTTCGGGTGACAGAGCGGGAACGCCTCGGCCTCGTCCAAGGTCCATATCTGGCCGTTCCGTGCGGCGCAGTCCTCATCCTCATCCCCGTCGAACACGCGCACCCGCTTGACGCGCCCCGACTTCCGGTAGCCGGCGACGGTCGACTCGTTCAACACCGTGCCCGTCTCAGTGCGCGCGATCAGCTCGGCGCGCGCCTTGCCGAACACGGCCGACTCGTCGGCGCGGATCGCCTTGGCGAGCTCGGCGCCGGACCACGAACCGTCGACTGCCGCCTCGACGAGCGTGCGCAGCCGGTCGCGCGTCGTCTCGTCGATCTTCGTCACGCGCTCGGCCGCCCGGTCGAGGATCGCGCGCACGTCGGCGTCACCGCGCCGGAACGGGATCGCCATCCCGACGGCCTCACTCGCCAGGCCGTAGCCGGCCTCGGACACGAGTAGCGCGTGCGCCGCGACGGCCTTGCGGACCTCGCTCGCGTCGTCGTCGTCGAGCCGTGCGCCGGCCGCGCCTTCGTCCTCGACGCGGCGAGCCACGCGGGCGGCAGCGGCGGCCAACGCGGCGGCGATGGCGCCGAGGCCCGCCTTGCGCAGCCGCTCCCGCAGCGCGTGGACCTCGCGCACCCCGACGGCCTTGGCGCCAGCCTTAGCCGGCGTCGGGGCCGTCGGCGGGAAAGGGGGCATCGCCTCGCCGCCGTCGTCGCCTGCGGGCGGTGCGGCCGGGGCAGGCAGCGCGGGCTGCGGCCGAGGCTCGCCGATGATCGCCGCCGCCTGGTCCTGCGTCATGCCGAGCAGCACGACGAGCCGCGCGACGCCGTCCTCGCGGCTGACCAGCCCGGCCGTCACCTCAGCCGCGATGGCGAGCGCCTTGTCGATCTGGATGCCGGTGAATGTCACCGCGCCCGCGTCGATGACGTCGGCCGCCTCGACCTGGACGGCGGCGACCTCGAGAGCGTTCATGCTGCGCAGGAACACCGCGCCGCCCGCCACCGACGACAGGCCGACGCGCTGGCGGCCCTCGTTGACCGTCATCCACCCGGCCGTGACCGCGCCGTTGACGGTCGTGATCAGCGCGCCCTCGTCTTCGCGGAGCGCCTGGACGCTCCCCGTATCGAACGCGAACGCCAGGCCCGGCGTCCGGTCGAAGTCGCGCATCAAAGCGGCCGTGAACTGCGAGGCGACCCGCCGCCAGCGTGGCACGAGGCGGCGCTGGGTGAACTCCTGGACGGCCGTGTCGCCCACGCTGCCAAGGCCGGCGGGGCGTTGCAGCGCGACGTTCAACCCGGCCAGACCGGGCGGTACCTCGAATGCCGCGGCGATGTTGGCTTCCGGCACGTTGAGCATCGTCTCGATCGCCAGTTCCTCGAGGTTCGATCCCAAACGGCTGATCGTGATGTCCGCGCCCTCGACGAACGCGGCGTCGCCGCGCTGGTCGCCACCGAACGATGCCTTGAACTGGCGCTTCAGTTCGGCCAGACGCGCGGGGCCGACCGGCTCCTTGAGGCTGACGAGCGTGCTGACGACGGCGTCATTCTTCAGCAGCGCGAACTGGTACCGCAGCGCCTCGTTCGCCGTGTCCACCGACCGCGCCGCCGTGACGAGCGGCGACAGGCCGCGCGTCGGGTTGAGGGGATCGATCGCCCAGCGGAGGTGGATGATCTCGGCGACGTCGACGGGTACCTTGGCGCGGCCGTCGCCGTTGTCGTAGAGGTAGTGCGATACCCACCCGTCCGTCGGCCGCGCGCCCGGCACCGGCTCGACTTGGCCGTCGTGCAACGGCCACAGCGCGACGACGCGGCCGGCGCGGTCGCGTTCCTTCCAGACGTAGCAGTTGCCGCCCAGCGCCATGTACGTCACGACGAACGCCCAGAACTCGTCCTCACCCATCGCAGGGTTGGGGCGTTCGATCAGCGCGCGGGCCGGGTGCTCCCACATCCACTCGTCGCCGCCGCTCCGGTCGCGCCGCTTGACGTGTAGCTCGGGCTCGGGGAACGCCTGTGCCCACGCCTGGACGCAGGCATAGACGGCGGCGTTCGTCTTGTAACCTTCCTTCGCCAGCACGCGGAAGGCGATGTCGGTCCAGGCGGCCTTGAGGAACGTCGGCACGAAGCGCAGCGGACCCGCGCCCACCGTCTCCGCCTTGGCGGCCGAGAGCATCCGCCGCCCGGTCGCGGCGCGGAGTCGGTCGAGGAACGTCATGCGATCACCGCCTTAGGCTCTCTCGGCGCCGCCGCGCCGTCGTCTGGAACGCCTGCCCCGTCGAAGTCCGGGTCGGGATCACCCGGCACCGCGATTGCCCGCGTGAGCCGCGAGACGGCCATGCTCGTCGTGTCAACGAGGTCATCGTGCTTGCCCGTCGGGAACGCGGCGTGCTGTTCGATCCAGTCGTGCAGCCACGGTGCGCCGTCGGGTAGCAGCACGCGACCCGCGGCGAAGAACCGCGATGCATCCTGCGCGCGGCTGACCTTGGATCCGCGCGGCTGCCAGGCGCGCACCGGGATCATCGAATCGCGTTGCAGCGTCTGAATCGCGCTCTGCCCGCTGGCCGCGTCTTCGATGTACACCCACGGCGCCAGGTGCTCCCACTTGGCGTAGGCGTCGCGTATGGCGCGGATCAGCTCGGGGTATTCGACGCGGCCCTGCCATGCGTCAAGGACGTACAGGTGCGACGTCGTCGCGCCCCACACGGCCCACGCGCTGGCGTCGTTGCCGACGTCTTCCTTGAAAGCCGAGTCCACCGTCAGCACGACGAGCTCGAACGGCGGCAGCACGGCCGGGTCGTATCGGCGCGACATGTAGGCGCGCTTGATCATCTTGCCCGTCGCGGCGGCGGGGCGCTGTTGGAACAGCGGCCACCAGACGTGGGGCATCGTCGCGCGGATCGTCGCCGTCGCCTCGACCGGATAGCGCGTCGGCCACAGCGCTTCGCCGGGCGCACGGCCGAGCGCGTCGGGCTCGCCGTCCTCGGCGATCTCTGGCAGCGAGAGGACGGTCCACTTGTCGCCGCCCTCGGCCATCGCGGCAAGCTGGCGCCCGGCGAGGTCGTCCTCGTGCCAGCGGGTCTGGATCATCACCACCGCGCCCGCGGGCGAAAGGCGGGTCAGCGCGTCGGACTCGTACCACTCGCCGACCATGTCGCGGCGCACGGCACTTTCGGCGTGCTCGCGGCCCTTGACCGGATCATCCACGAGTAGCACGTCGGCCCCATCGCCAGTCACGCTTCCGCCGACGCCCGCCGCCTGGTATCCGCCCTCGTGGCCGTCGATGCCCCACCGCTGGACCGACGACTCGCCGCGGCGCAGGCGCACGGTCGGGAACGGCCAGTGGTCGCTGGCCACCTGGCGGCGCACCTTGCGACTGAAGCGGTAGGCGAGGTTGGCCGTGTGCGAGCAGGCGATGATCGACTTGTCCGGGTTGCGGCCGAGGAACCAGGCGGGGAAGTGCTCGGAGCACAGCAGGCTCTTCCCGCGGCGCGGCGGCATCGTCACAAGTAGCCGCCGCAGTTCCCCCCGCTCCACCGCCTCCAAGTGTTCGATGATGAGCTCGTGGTGCCGCGCCATGTCGTAGTCGCCCGGAAACATCCGGTAGACGTATTCGGCGAGGCTGGCGCGGGCGGCCTGCGGCAGTGCGATCGGCGCCAGCGCGCGAAGGATCGCCGCCTCGTCTGGCGGCTGCTGCGAGCGCGGGCGCGTCGGCGTGGCAATCACGCGGTGCGCTTCGCCTTGCCGCCCTCGAGCAATCGCCAGCGGCGGGCGGCCTCGACGGCCTCGGCGTCGGTGAGGTCGTGATGTTCGACGATGACGGTCGGGCCGTTGGTCAAGAGCTGTCGCTTGTCAGTCGCGGTCCCCGCCACGGTGTTGAGCGCGGTGAGATAGCGAGGATCGCCGGCAACAGTCGCGGGAGCGATGATGTCGAGGGCGCGGTCGAGGAGCCCCCCCGCCTTCGATTCGATGCTCCGATAGACGTCCGCCGCCTCAATCCTTTTTTCGTGGCGGGTTTCTGCCGGCGCGGCGCCGTCCCGATTCTTCGCCCACGACCGGAGTGTCGAGCGCGGGATGTCAGCGTCGGCGAGGTCGCGCATCGCAAGCGAGACGTTCCCGCCGTTGGCATCGAGGACGGCGAGAGCCGCCGCCTTCGCCCCCTCTGTGTACGCACGCTGCCGCCGTCCCGCCATCGTCGCCCTCCACTTCGCCCGCCCTATTGTACCCCGTACCGTGCGCAGTCGTAACCATTACGAACGCGCAGCCTACGGACGGTCAGATCGGGTGCGGCGTCGATCCGTTGCGCCGCGCCGGCTTTCGCCCCACGCCAAGCTCGCTCAGCAGCCGCGCCTCGCCCCGCGCGCGATCGGCGTCGGTGCGCCCTGGCGGCGGGCCGTAGGCCAAGTGGCCGCCGAGCGTAATCAGCATGTCGCCGATCGTCTCGCGCGACGGGCGGTAGGCGAGCGCGGCGGCGGTGGCGGCGAGTAGCGCGGCGGCGGTTGACTTTCGCATGGTCAGGCTCCTGTCTAGATGATCCCGGCTCGCGTGGCGGCTTCCTCATCGGACAACGTCGTAAGGTCAACATACGACACCTCCGCCAATCGCCCCGTCGGGCCGCGCTCTCCCCACTCGACAACGGCGCCAGCGTCAATCTGCGGCCGCGCCTTCCGGCTTAGTCGAAACGGATGCACGACCTCGTGGCATCGACCGCAGATTAGTTGCAGATTGTCAGCCGAGTGCTGCCCGCCATCGGCGATGGCAACGACATGATGCATTACCAGGGCCGCACGCGCGGCGTCAGCATCCCTAAGGGTCAACCCGCACGTCTCGCAGCGGAACCCCCGAACGGCCAACAGGTGCGTCTTCATGGCGCCCCAATAGCGAATCCATCGCCAACTCTTCGGCCGCCGCCCCGCCGCCATTTCGGCTGCATCGTAGGGCGTCGGATCAAACACGGGGGCGTCCATCATCGCACCTCCCCGGCATCGGCGCCACGCGGACGCCCGTCGGCATCGAAGCGAAGCGGCGGGCGCTGTTCGCCCCTGAGCGGAGAAATGGCAAAGACGATGTAGCGATTAGGTTCCACGGCGAACCCCTCGGTGGCGCTAAGTTCCTCTCGGAAGTCGAGCACCCCCACGGCGCCGCAGCGGATGTCCTCGGCGATCTCCTCAAGGCGGCGGGCGATGGCGATGCTGGCATCGTCCGAGATGTTGGTCTTACGCATCATCGCACCTCCCGTGCATCGCGAACCCGCTCGGCCCGCGCGTCGCCCTTCGCCCGCATCCCGCGCTTGGCGGCGCGGCTTAGCGCGTTCCACGCGGCGATGGCGTCGGCCTCGGTGTTGGCGGCCGGACCACGACAGTCGCACACGCAACACCTTACGACATGACGCGGGCCGTGGGGCAGAAAGGGAAAGTCTAGAGCGTTCACGTCCCGCCC